GCTTTTTTTAATCCGTCGTAAAGACTTTTATTGTCAATTTTTGCTTCAACAACAAAAGATCCATCGGCCATCGTGTCACCTCAAATCCACTCTTGCAGCTGTGTATTTTCCGCCTCGGAATATTTCTCCTTGATATCCACAAGGCGCTTGTTTTCTCGGTAAAATTCCTGGTCCGCTTTCTCCAGCCTCTTGCCCTTCGCCAGCAAAGAGCGGATACGGACAATCTGAGCGAAGAAGCAGTCTCCGATTTCGTAGTAGGCGGAGATGAAGGTCCACCAGTGGAGATAGGGCACGGACCGGATCTCCTGCCCCACCACCCGATTGATGGGAGCGGCGATGTACTGAAAATCTTGCTCCCAATCCATCAGCTTAGGGCGCTTGCGGTTGTCTCCCTCGTCCCCGCAGTTGATGAACCAGAGCATCTTCTCCGCCGCTTCCCGCAGCTGTTCCCCGGGGATCGTCAGAAAATCCGGGTAAAAGATGTCCAGCGCCGCCAGCGCCTTCCGTTCATTGTCCAGGTCCGGGTCGCCGAAGACCTCGAAGATATCCAGGATTGCCCGGTAATCGGAGCGAACGGGATAGACGCTCCCTCCGATCTCAACCTCTGTCGGCAAGGAGTAATTCATCTATGGTACTTCTGGACGTGCTTCTGGATGCGCTTGTCGGAGAGCGCCGCCTCCCGCTTCACGGAATCGTCAAACAGGTCGATCACGGCCAGAATGAAGTTCTCCCACACGGGAAGGCCGTCCGCCGAGGCGTACAGGCTCATTTCCCCGAAGATCTTTTCGCAGAGGCCATCCCCGAACAGCCCGTCCAACACGCCCCGCATTTCCTGGTCCAGGGCGTGGAGGCGATCAAGCACCGCCTCAATGTCCTCGGACTCCGTTCCGGATTTGGCCCGTTCCTTCTGCTTGCCCTCCAGGTCCTTCAGGGCGAGGTAAACTTTCCGCAACATCTCCGCATCCGCCGGATTGAGCCGGAGAACGTCTTTTACCCCGTTGACGGTGTAGCTCTGTACGCCGTTGGCAAAATTGAGTTCCATGGTCTCCTCCTTCCAGATGGGGCGGGCAGAGCCCGCCCCGCTGTCATTAAGTGTCCGCCGTGAAGGTCTTCGTGGTCTTATCGAACGTGCCGGTAACACGTTCGCCGCCATAGGAGACCTTGATGCCAGTTACCGCCTTCTCGCCGCCAGGGCCGCCGATAGAGGTCATCAGGACGGTACTGTTCGGATACCGCTCCGCAAATGCCTTCCCGCTGCTGTCCTGCAGGAACAGGTACACGACGAGACAGTCCTGGTTCTGGAGCTCCGCCATATTCTGCTGGACAATGCAGAGATCCAGCACCCGATTCATCACGGCATCACCGGCAAGCAGGTTCGAATCAGAGAACTCCTGCTCCCTCTTCGGCTTCTTTGCGCTGTTCCACACCGTGCCGAAAATGTCGGTTTTGCTGTCCTCGGAATAGTCTGCGTCGATGGAGCTGTCCTCGACCGTTCTCCCCATAGGCGACCACACAGGCTGCTCCGAAGCGGTCGTGTTGAGATAGGTCACGATCTGTTCACGAAGCGGAGATTCGCCGGTGTTGCCGGCGATGGAATACTTCTCAGCCATTTATACATTCACCTCGTAATTCATTTTCATAAGAATTTGATGGTCCTCGTCGCCGTTCTCGTACATGGCGAAGAGGGACGATCTTGTGGTAGGCTCAATGCGGATTACCCTGCGGCCCTCTCCGATATCCGGCGGCGTTTCGCTTTCCGCCCAGTCACCAAGAGCGTTTAGGAGTTCATCTGCCTTTAGCCGCTTGTCGTTGCTGTTGCCGGGCTTTACCCGGTAAATCACCTTGAATTGATACTCCGCTTGGTATCCGCCCAGGATGTACCGCTTGACGATGTACGCCGCCTGGATAGTGGAGAGCGCCATGCACTCCGTTTCGGCGGGAAGAAACTCAAAACGGATTAAATCAACCGGCTTGTCTGGGAAAGTGTTGAGCCAAACCAAGAGCTTGCGGGATACCTGGTCTTCTTCTGCTGCCGATACCGCCTTTTTAACCTGTTCCATACTTCTTCACCGCCTTTTCTGCTACACGAAGCCATTTATCGAGATTCTGGGCTTTGGACGCCTCAAACCAGTGGGATTGCGCTTGCGGATGCATAGTCTTTGTGAAAACCAAATTGCGGTCCGTTGCAACCTTCGTCCCGCCTTTTGGGGCGTATGTGCTTCCGGTGTTGGGGTCCACCATGACTTTTCCGTTGTACAAAAACCTTGCGTATGGGCCGGGATAGATGATGGCATTGCCAACCACCCTAGTTCTCTCCGTCAAGGAGCCTGTAAGCGCCGGGACAAATGGGACGGTGTCCTTTTCAACCTGGACAGCCAAGGCGTGTTCCGCTTTGCCACACGCTTGCGCCAGCGTTTCCTTGATGGCGTCCATGCCGTCCATGTAGACGGAAAATTTTACGCCCATTATTTGCCTCCAACTTCCCAATGCCGCATGTCGTCGCTGCCGTAGTCCATTTCGTCGACTTTGGTGACGTTGTAGCAATCATCATGGAATCGCACGACATCCAGATTGTCGGAAACAAATTCGCCCTTCACAAAAATGGTTTCTTGTCCATTTCCATTATAAGAGAGCGTCCACAAGCCGGATTTATCAGCGGCGGCGTTAAACGCCTGCGGCTTGGAATAAATCTTGGCGGCCCCTGTCTTCCCATCCACCGCTCCCACAGAGAAGGGGATATAGAGGTTTACGGCATCGGCGCCTTCCAGGCCGCTTTTCCGGACGTTTGCGGCCTTTGAGGCCTGCAGCATCACGCCCCGAAGGATTGTGATATAGGCCCGCTCGGTTTCTTCCAGCGTAGCCAGGTCGGTTTCCTGGACAATGTTGTAGATCGTTACAGTGTGGGGAGCGTACATCCGCAACCTCCTCCCCGATACAGCAGCCCAGTATGGGCAAGGTACTCATTGCACGTTGCCGCTAGTAGCTTTTTTGCCCCGTCCGTTACGTTGATTGCGGCCAACGCAGATTCACCGCCGGTCGCCAAAGTGCGAGAATATCCACCTACCGTTTCGCTTTTCGCGTTATCTCCGTTCGCTGCTTCTACCATTTTTGCAGCGGCAAGCGCCTGTGCCGCTTCGATGACAGCATACTTGTCAATGAGTGCGCAGCAGCACATTTTTACAGCGTCCAAATCAGCGTTATTTTTCGCCTTGTTGCGAGTGTAATAATCGAGGAAGGAGCTGGCCCGAACGGATAGCCGGGGAAAATCCTCATCTTTTGCGGCAGTCCCACAATAAGTGCAGGAGTAATACTCATAGTCGGCGTAAATCATACGGGGCAGCTCCTTTCAGGTCAGGAAACGGTCACGGTGGCAGTGCCGGTCTTACTGCTGTCCTGCTTGGACTTGGCAGTTACGGTGATGCTGGTGGAAGTCTCGTTGGAGGCCACAGTCAGAACGCCATCCTCGGAAATGGAGGACTTAGCGCCATTCTGGCTCCACTCAACGTTCTCGCTCACGATGCCATCACCGGCCACAACGGCGGAAAACGCCTTCTTGTCGCCCTTTGCCATAGTTGCGGTAGCGGGAGAAACGGTCACAGTGGACACGGTGCCCGCCTTGCCATAAACGGAGAAGGGGAAGGGGTTGGTAATGTCGGCGTTGTAAGCGTTGATGGGGTTGGCGATCTCCCAGCCCAGACGCATGACGGCACGGAGAGCTACCATGTCGTTCTGCATCAGGTTGTAGGTGATGGCCTTGGTGCTGGGATCCTGGATAACGCCCTCGGTGAAAATCTTGAAGGTCATATCCTGCCGGATAGCGTAGACCAGCTGGCTCCAGTCGCCAACGATCATCTGAGCCTGGGTGGGGTCAAAGGCGCCATTCATGGGGAAATACATGTCCATGCCATCAAGGCCGTAGCGGGTGGCGCCCTGCATATCGGACTTAAAGATGGGCTGGCCGGTGGTATCCTTTAGGCCACGCAGCTTGCCACGCATCTGGATGGCGGACATGACGCCGTTGGGATTGAAGCCGTCCAGCTCAACCTTGGCGATCAGGCCGTTTTCGCCCATAATGTCGTCAAACACGCTGGTGCCGACGGGAACGCCGTTACCGGCAGCGATGGCAGCGGGCACAACGCCGGTGCGCCAAGTGCTGGGCTTGTTGGTGCCGAACAGGATAGCGGCGTCGATGACCTTACCGAAAGCCTCGGTCAAGCGGGGCTTGACCTCTCCCCAGATGTCGTAGTCGGCATCGTCCAGAGCGGCCTCGGGAATGGGCACGATGACGGCGATTTCCTCGGCGTACAGTTTCTTCTTGTCCCACGCCATCTTCGTGGTCTGCTTGAAAGCCTCGCCAGCGCCGCTGTCGGTAGCCTCGCCGTTCACGAAGTACGCGGAGGGCAGGGCGTCCAGCACGTTGATGGTCTGGGTCTTGCTGGACATATTCGCCAGTCTACGGCCCATGCGCAGGACGGCAGATTCGGCGATAGCGCCCTGCATGATTTCGCGGGTTACGGGTTCCGGGATAAGGCCGGAAAGTGCGTTTCTGTCGATAATATTTGCCATGTGTTAAATCTTCCTTTCTTACTTGAACGCGCCGCGAATCAGTGAGTTCATCGCAGCATTGACATTGTTCTTTTCGCTGCTGCCGCCAGCGGGGGCAGTCCAATCGAATTTGACCTTCTGCCGGTTTTCTGTGAGTTTATCCACGGCCTGTTCAAAGGTGGTCTTGTCATCCACCATCTTTTCAGCCTTGAAGGAGATAAACTCCGCTTCCTCGCCGGTCAGCCCCTTGGAAAGCACATACTTCTCACGCTTGAGCTGCTGAACTTCGGCCTGCGCTGCGGTCAGGGCGGACTTGTTATCCGCAAATTCCTTTTCGCGCTTTTCCTGCCGCTCCTGCTCGGTCTGCTGGCTGTCTTTCCATGTGCGATACGCGGTCAACTCGTCATCGCTGGGCATACCCTTCATCGCCTTGGCAAGGCGTTTGCCAATCATGGCGTCCACTTCCTCCTGCGTGAAGGTCTTAGCAGGGGACGGCTCCGGCGAAGGTGCCGGGGTGGGATTCGGATTAGGATTAAGTTCGCTCATTGTAAAATACCTCCGTTTATTGTCAGGGCCGTCGCCCTGCGGTTTTACGCCTCTCGGCATGATCGATAAAGCAAAAGAGCCAACCACCGAGAAATCCTCGGTAGCTGGCTCCTATTGCCCTTTCCCACGCCCTATTGCGCGGAAGTGTATTTGATTGTCTTTTTGACCTCCAAGACGATATACCCTTCGCCTTTTCTACGTATCTCTGCATCGTTGCCGCGCTTTAGGATGGCTTGCACGGTTTTGATGGCTTCGTCAAAGTTCAATATTGCACCTTCGTCCTTTCCCACTGCTCAGGCAGCCCTGCAGCCTCGCTGAACGCCTTGTATTTCGTGTCCAATCGCCTTAGGCGTGTATTTAATGCCATCGCATCTCCCGTCAATCCTGCGGCCCTATAAGCGGCTTTTTCGCGCTTTAGCTTGCGGATTGTCCGCTCTACGCGCCGTTGCATCTGCGTTGCCTCGTATGCCGTGTATGTCTTGCCCTCGAAGGTGCATCCGAGGCCATCGTCGATATGCTCAAGCTGCTCATCGGTGTAAGTGCGTTCTGACACACCCTCAACCCAGACGCTGCGCTTATGGCGGCAGTTTGCGCCCTCAAGCCCATCGACCGCGCCAAGCCCGCATACCTCGTAGATATTCTGGTAAATATCCCCGCTACGAACTGAATACACACGGCCTTGCCACGCCTTGTGAGATGACCATGGTGACTGCCCCGGCTTATCGCGTGCGCCCGCATGAGCGGAAACCTCGAAATATGGCGTTTCCAGCCATTCGGCGGACTGCTCCGTATACTTTGCGCAAATTTGATTTACCGCCGTCATAACTGCGCGGCGGGCGGCTACGTCGATCTGGTCACGGTGTCCGCTCTCATAATCTACGACTTTCAACCCGCTTTGCGCCAACTGACGCACCGCCGATTTGATAGCCTGATTGTAGCTGATAGCGCCGCTCTGGATTTGCATTGTGGCATTGTCTAAAGCCCATTGATACGCTTTGGCAGGTGGAAGCATCGTCCGCCCAGCGTCCACCAGAAACCCCATAGAGCGCGTAAGGTTGCGCATGGTCTGCTTCGTCTGCTCGTATATTGCCCATGTGTCCTCGACGCTCACCAGCGTTTCGGGCTGTGTGATATGCGCAAGGTCAATCAATTCGGTGTAATACTTCTGGTTGCGCTCCACAACATCGTCAAGCAGCTCATTCAACTTCGTTTCACTGATGCCGGAAGTTTTGCGGATCGCTTTCTCAATCTCTTTTAGGTCGATGCCGTGCGACCGCAGCGCCTTGATGTCCTGGACCGTGACCTCGTTCAGCTCGTCCCGCAGCTTAAGCCGGGAGCATATCTCCGTCAGCAGCGTGTCCTCAAGTCCACGGTACAGTTCTGCCAGTTCTTCCGGCAGCGCATCAAGGATTTCCGGCTGAAACGGATATTTCATTTGCTTTCCTCCGTTTCACAATTTCATCGTAATGCGGCTTCACGCGGATCACATTCCAGTCGCATTCCTCCGGTACTTTTCCGTAGAATATCACCCATTCCGGTGAAAGACGTTTCATCATTTCTTCGTAACCGCGCAGGAAGAGCCGCTTGCTTTCCTTGTTCTGCTGTGTGCCTACCGAGCTAACTGCAACTATCCCTCCGACAGGCTCGCCATCAAAGCACCAATCGTAACTATCCTCGTCGCTCCATGAGATTGAGGGATAGACCGTCATGCCGTGCATTTGCCAGTATGCCGCCAGCCAGTGCTTGCGATAGTGGTTGTATATCTGCATCGCCAACGGCATATCCGTGTATGTGGAGAAGTCCGGCGCGCACACCGCCGCAAACTGCGACAGTTGCGGAATGTACTTGTCAGGCGTGTTCCAATATCGAATGAATTGGTAATCGTCCACGAAGAAATGCACAATCTTGCTTTTCGTGTCTTTCGCGGTGTAATGGTAATTCACGGGGATAAACTCACCTTGTGGGTATGCCTTGACCGGCTCGATCTGCGGAATGTCGTACTTTCCAACGCCGGGGAATGTGAACTTGTTGAGATTTTCAAAGTTAATCATAAATCCCCCAGCAAACAAAAATGCCGCAAGATACATTTCTGTACCTTACGGCATAGCAAGCGCCCGGAATCAAACCGGAACTTCCTCAATCAAAGTGTGCTGCCATTACACCACTACTTGCTACGCCGATTATACCATATTTTTTTGACCCGCTCAACCATTTTCTTTTCTTCGGTTGTCAGGTTTGCATACTTTTTCGCGCTGTCGTTCTCGCTGTGGATATATCCGTGATGGGTATGTGGGGAAACTTTATCGTGCGGCCTGTCCAAGTCTATCTGCTTTGTCCTTTTATTTGCCGCATCGTAATATGTAATTGCCTTGATATTGTCGTTTTTGTTTAGCGTCACATAAACGCGCCCTTTGGTCATTGTTTCCATAGGCGTTTTCTGCGCGCCGTCAACCGCCTTGACAAACTTGATATTGCTTTCCTTGACGAGTGTTTTAAACTCGCTCCCGTAAGTCTTGCCGCTTACGCTGATACCGCTGCTTGCGCCGCGTCCACCCATTAAACAGGTCTCCATGTACCGCTGCGCTTGTTAGCCCTGCGGTATTTCTTTCCGTTTACCGTAACTTCTAACGCGCCGGACTTTTGCGCTGTTACAAAGGCATTGGAAAACGCCTTGTTTTCTGCTGCTTTGCGGTTTTTACTGGACTGGTCACGCAATTTCCGCATGTAGCTATCCATTTCACCGCGCGCTCTTGCAGCTCTGTCTGCGGCGCTTCCTGTTTTCTGCGCCGTTGTCAGGCGTGCAGGCCCACTTGCATAAGGATTGACTGCTCCTGCCGCCGTTTTGAGCGCCGTTGTTGCGAGAGTTGCCATCTGCTTTACGGCGTCTTTCTTTTCAGCGTCCGACAGCGCAAGCCCATTGATTTCAGCAGCGTTGCGCTCAAATGTGCGCCTGATAATATCGCCCATATCAGTGACAGACGCAGCGTTTGCTCGGTTAATATCCTGCTGTGACAAAAACCGCGCAAGGCTCATACCGCGCCCACGCCCAAATTCTCCAGCTCCAATGCCGCCACCAGCTCCGCCTCTGCCGCCCATTACTCTACCTCCTGTTGTCCTTCGGTTGTCATTTCCTGCATCTTCGGCAGCGCCGCCTTTGCGGTCGTCTCGTCCTCGTTCATCCATTTGGCGCGGAACTCCCAATCATTCATGATACCCGCCTGCAAAAGCTGCATATCACGGGAAAAATCAGTCTGTTTGTCCTCGATGATACTATCGTCAAAATCAATGCTGATTTCCACATCTTCATTCAGCCCCGCGCCCATCGCGGCATTGCCAAGCCGGAGAAGAATGCGACACAGCTCTACAAGTGCATCTTCAAGGATAATTTCATGCTTTTTGATCGTGCGGAACATGGTAGAGTTTTCGCTGATGACCTGTGTAGCCGTTGCCACGCTGCCGCCGTCAAAACGATAGTAGGTCTCACCAAATCCGCACTTGCTGGATAGAATATTGAGTTGGTCTTGAATACCCGTGTTGTGCTCCGCCGTCCGTAAAGTCATATCAATGGGGGTAATGACCGCGCCGTCGCTCACATCCTCCGGCAGCACATAAAACGCCACGTCGGCCGGGTCGAATACCGGCTCGCCGTCAAGATATTTTGCCGCAGAGGGCTTAACCATGATACGCTTTTTACCAAGCCGGAACTCGTTGACGTAGCTATCATAGGCAATGTCCACGCCTTTCAGCACGTCGATAGCATTTGCGTACACTGCAATACCGGTCGGCAGCAGATAGTTGAAGTTATTCGCGATGTTCAGCCGGTCAATGACAAACTGCCGCTTGTCGCTGCCGGTATGCACAACGGGCGGAATGTTCTTAAACCCTTTGACGTTGGCAAGCTGCTCGTCAGCCAGCATCTCGTTATCATAACGGTAAATTCGGTTGTCGATAATATAGCTTCCGCTATCGTCCTTGTGGTGGATTTGGAGATACAGGTAATCGTGCCCGTTGCGTGTCACCACAGAGGAAAACGCGCACTCGCTGATAAAGCCGTTCTGCCATGCCAGCGGGTAAATGTTCTCGATCGTCACATAGTCCAGGATGATACCGGATGCGTTGCCGGGGACGATCTCGCCTCCCTCGTTGATCTCCTGCCCGATGACGCGGGGGATATATGCCACCGTGCCGAGCGCGGACTTCATCTCCTGCATTTCGTTTGCCTTGACCGTGAAATTGTTCTCGGTCAAAACGCGGTCGATGAATTCCTGTTCCTTCTGCCCTTCAAGGGTGATCTGGACTTTCTCGTTCATCAGCAAATTAGCCCAGTCCTCGCACAACTTCTTCCCCATGCCGAGAGAGTACCGCTTGCAGCTGACCATGCTCTCGCCGTTTCGGACACGGTAGCTGTGGAAACCCTTCACATTGCCCTGATACCAGCTTTTCCACTCGTCCACCTTGCTGTAAAACGCTTCGGGGATAGTGGAATAGCCTAACTCATTCAGTTTTAGGATAACTGCATTGCTCATACTTCGCTCCTATCGATAGTCCCAATAATTGATTTTGATAGGCTAATCGCATAACTTAAAGCTTTTTTCATATCAGGGTCGTTTTCCTTTTCTGCTAAACACATTATTATCGCCATTTGATTTAGCACAATCTGTCTTTGCAAATTTCTTTGCTCGATCTCTAAAATCATGCAATAACTCCCATTCTGCGATATAGCGGCTCAAGCCCATAGCGGGCCGCAGAGATGCAATGGTCGTTTGCATCTGGGTATCCGCTGATAATATCGCCGTCTTTGTTCCGCTCATATTCATACGCAACGAACTCCTCGCAAGCGTGAGGTGTGCGCCGCCGGTCAATTACAATTTTGGAGCGCCGCGCAAGGTACTTCATCGAATAGTCCAAAGACCCCGGTCCTTTGACCGCGCCTTTTGCCGGAAGCCCCATTGCACGGTAATCCGCCACGCTTTTAGGCTCTGCGCTATCACAAATGATATATGCGTCCGTGTAACCCTTATCGAGTATCCATTGCGCCGTCTCGGTGTTGCTTTTCTTGTGGCAGTAATATTCGTCGAGGAAGTACAGTGTGTTTCTCGCGCTGTCGTACGCCATTCGCAAAAAAGCAAAAGCGTCCGGATAAAACCCGTAGTCCACCCCCTGATAAATCCTATCGAAGCGGCTAATTTCCTCGTCGGTGATCTCCCGCAACTCCAAATTTTCAAACACATTCCCGCCAGTACCAACAGGCACGCCCAAATACTCATGCTGGTATGCCCGCTCGTCCGTGGCTTTCAGGTGTTCCGCTTCGTCTAAAAACTGCTGCCCCAGCCATTCTGGAGGCGCTTGCAGATACGTTGACTTGTGGCACAGCCGGTCAGCGCGTTCCTCCAAGCTATCCTTGTTTGCCCAGTTGTCCCGGCTGATCGGCGGGTTATAGCTCTCAAAATTCCAGAACACCGAGCCTCCGCGCATTGTCGACTGCAAAATGTTTCGGATTTCTGCACGTCCGGCAAACTGGTCTTTCTCTTCAAAGTGCGTCACGGCGATATAGCCAAACGGCACCTTGATAGACTTGATCTTCATCGGGTCATCAGCGCCACGGAACATGATCTTTTGCCCTGTCGGCTTGTAGACCAGCTCCATTGGGGAAACCTTTGCTTCCCAATACGCTGCCATGCCCAGCTCCCCGATTGCCCAAATGTACTGCGCATAAACGCTATCGCGGATCGTATTTGCCACTTTGCGCAAGACGAGCGCGTGAGTGCCTGGATTCCCGACCAGCAAAATAGGAACAAGGATCGATACCGTGGAAGATTTCAGTGAGCCTCGCCCGCCGCTGAAATCGTAATGCGTGTGCCCATGACGAAAAACATCATGCGCGATATCGTAAAACGCAGGGCCGATTTTCTCGGATAAACGAATGTCAGACATCGATAATCACCTTGACAACGGAATCGGCGCTTGTGTTGTCTTGCTTGTCGAACACACCCGTATGCTTCGCCAACATTTCAAGCGCTTTTAGCTTATTCGCATATTTCAAATCGCTTTCCGTGCAATCAGACGCAGGCTTGTCTGCGATTTCTTTGAGTTTTTCTATAACATAGTCCTGCGTTACTTCCGTCCGTTTCTGTCTTTCTGCCTTTGCTTTTTGGATAGCAGCCGAAACGTTACTATTCGTAACTAACTGCCTACCCTTTTCAGCATTCTTGTAACCGGCTCTCGCGGCGGCTTGAGTGGCATTTAAGTCCACAAGATACTCTTGAACAAATCTCTCTTGCTTTGCTGTTAATGGCACTCGTCACCACCTCTCTTGTCGCATTTTTTTGCTACCAGCCCCCGCCCCTTGGCCTTACATAGCAGACTTTCCCCGCCCCGAGGGGCTACTCTATGCCCGCAAGGGGCGTGATACTTACACAGTCTCCGGCGCTGCGCTCTGTTCGGCCTGGCCTACACAACGGCCTAATCTCTCGATTGCCGTCACCACGCCACATCCATTTACCGCCTCAGCCTCCTCGCAAAGACAGCAGCGCCGGATAACCACGGAACTTTTCAGCCCTGCGCCGGTATGTCGGTCGCATCCGTTTCTTTATTCATAGGCCGGAGCCAGCTAAATAATTATTATTCGGCCTGCCGCTTTCATACAGCGCACAGGCAAGCCCCTTGTAGCGGTCTTACCCTTCCGTGGTGCCGCAATGCGGTAGCATACATCTGGTACGGCATTGCAGTCCTGCCCTGCTTTAGCACTTCAGGGAAAGTCCCCGTCACTCGCTGTGGTCTCCCCTTACGGGGCACCTATGCCGCATATTGGCCGTCTTTCTCACTTAGATTGTCACACGCTACCGGCAACTACGCTCCGAAAAGTCGTAGCCCCTATTCCGTCAGGTCAAACCGGTCTTGACGCATCAAGACAAGCGCAGTTTTCAGCGAGCTTTGTCATTTCCATGTGAGCCATGACGACAACGGTCTCACATTGTCCGGGCGCTACCCGGCATCTGGTGCAGACGGCTGGGCTTGAACCAGCGCATACCTCCTGGTGCGGTGCTCTGCCGACTGAGCTACGTCTGCATTTGCGTCACGGGCCGGAACCGAACCGGCATACTTCCGTATGCTTACATACGCTGCTCTGCCATTGAGCTACCGTGGCATATTCCCGTGCGGCAGAAGGAGGACGGACCGCCGCACGGGCGACAGAAAGGGAAGTGGGAGGTGGAAGGAATATCCTCCCATCTCCCACTGTAACACAAGTCAATGGCTTTTTAAGTCCAACTTTCAATCCAAGAGCCCTCTTTTTTTGGCAACCAAAAGGATAAAATCCGTATGCCACCGGCGGGCGGTACGCTCTGAGCAATGCACTTCCAGCGCCGCTCCCTCCAGTGTATGCGTCCGCTCCCAAAACACGATCCGCACAAGCCAGATGCGCTCCTTGCCGCCATTCATGGCTTCCGTCTGCTCTACTGCTTCCCGGACAGCCTGATGCTCCGCTATCTGGGAGGCGGACGCTGGGGTAAACTTTCCCCCGTTATACTGTCGAATGATTGCTTTGACATATCCCCACCACGGGTATCGCGGTTTGCTCATTCCATCATGCCTCCCCTCCCTAAGCCTTCTGCTTCTCTATTACCCATCATCATCACAGGCCCCCTCACCCTCTCCATCCCCCCTACCCCCCCTCCTCTCCCGCTCCCCCAGCGGGCAGACCATTTTCGTGACCTCACGAAGATAATGCTCCGTGCGCCTTCTTGTACCGGTTGGCCGGCAGATTATTCTTCTTCCGCCATGCCCATACGGTGTTGACATTGCATCCGACCTTTTCCGCAACTGCCCTATCCGTGATCCCTTGCAGATACAGCTTGTAGATCAGCCTATAGTCGATCTTAGCAACAGCGGGGGCCAGCCTCCATGTTTCGACGGCGGGCTTTTGCCGACGCCCGGGCTCAAAGAATGCGCAGTTCTCCACAGGTGAGACGGTCTTATACTCCGTTCCATCCGCCCGGACTGCTGTCACGATTTTGCAGTGCCCCGTGTTCTGCTGATAATTACATGCGTTGACAGAGCCCCTGTCGCTGCGGTGGACACACCTTTTGCATTTAATCGCCATAGTACGCCTCCATATACGTCAGGACATTGGAGGCATAGGCACTCTTCCCGGGCTTCCCGCTGTTGTAGGCTGTCAACGCCTCTTCCAGCGGATATTTCCCCAGCAGCTCCGCCAGATAATCGCAGCCCACCCGGAAATTGCCGTAAGGGTCCGTAAGATCCGTCACACCTAAGCGGGCCATCCGGTCCTCGTGCCAACGCCTTTGCACCTGCATATAGCCCACGCTGCGCCCATCGTCACCCACGACATTGTGAAACTCCGTCTCCTGCCGGATTACGGCCAAAGCCAGCTCATAGGGTATGCCGGTCTCCTCGCAAGCCGCCCGAAGAAATGCCTGAGTATCTCCGTCAAGCGGCACATCCTCCCGGAAGTATCCGGAGGCGTAAAGCGCCGCCTCGATGTACTCGTTCTCGGAATCCTCTTTCAGTTCCTCGATCACGCACTCCGTGCGTTCCTCCGCCTCTTCCGCGTGATTTTCCGTGCGTTCCGCGTCTTCGGCAACTCCGGCGGGCAAGAAGAAAATCAGCAGCGTCGCCACGATGAACAGCACCCAGAAAACCACCGTCACCGTCCACAGATTTCGCTTCATTCTTTGCCCTCCCACGCCTGACAGACGGTGCCCGGCTCCGTGAAGTCTGCGCAATGCGGACTATCTCCGTTGAAGCATACGCCCTGGAAGTCCTCGTACCAGGTGCAGCTCTCGCAATTCCGCTTCATTCCGTCTCCTTCCGATCCAGCAGCATCCGATTCAGCATACCCTCACAGATCTGCCGGTAGATATCCCGCTCAACTGCGGCGGTGTCCGCCGTCTTCGGCGGCTCTGGCGGGCCAAAAAAGCATCAAGCCCACCACAAACACAATCCATACGATATACGCTATCTCCAAAACATTTCGTTTCATTTTTTCGCCAGCCTTTCGAGGACGAGTCGGATTACATCGCCGCCGTAGGAATTTTTAGTAAGCTCCAAAAACTCCTCCAGCGTCATAGTGCCGTTCTCCACATCGATCCCGTGATCTTTGGCAAACGCTTTCCGCCCCATATCGCAGCTCCCGGTAAGGCGATGGTGCCATTCGTAAAAATGCTGGTTGGGATATTTCTTTCCGCACTCGGTTTCAGCCAGAAAAGCGCTAATTCTTTCCTCTTCCGGCATATCCTCAAAGAGCTTATCTCGCAGGGCTTCCATCGCTTCCCGAAGCGTTTCCCCGTGGGCGAAAAGATTATCCTGCTTTACCACGTAGCACGGAGTAAGCGTGAGATCGTCATGGAGGATTGCCCCGTGAGCAACGTTGCCACGAATGGAATAGATTAGCGTAGGCGTTTCGTCGATCCGATAAACGTTTTTGCCATCAAACCCATGTATGCCGGAGCCGGAGCCGTAGCCGTAGCCGTAGCCGGAGCCGTAGCCGTCGCCGGAGCCGGAGCCGGAGCCGTAGCCGTCGCCGTCGCCGGAGCCGTCGCCGTAGCCGTCGCCGGAGCCGTAACCGGAGCCGGAGCCGTCGCCGGAGCCGTCGCCGGAGCCGGAGCCGTCGCCGTAGCCGGAGCCGTAGCCGGAGCCGGAGCCGTCGCCGGAGCCGTCGCCGGAGCCGGAGCTCACAGCTAAGAATGCCCTGATCTTATCGTCAAGCGTCATCTCTTCCACGCTCCCACAGCGGCGAGAGAGGATGCCGCCTCATCCGTGCAGGCCAAAACCTGGATCGCGCCCGTGACCACCATTTCGGAAACCATCACCGTAAATTTGCAGCTCTTGGGAGAGGACGTGCCGTCAACCGCCAGCTGCTCCACAGCGCACGCACCGTCCCAGTACCACAGCTTGCGCACGTTGGTCATAGTGACTTCGTCGCCGTTGCGTTCCTTGATCTGCCCGAAGAAAACGCCAGCCTGTGCGCACCGCACAACGTACATCTGATTGTTTTTCGCTTCCATTTTTTGCTCCTCCTAAATTTCTTTTATTGTAATTCCATGCACCATCAGCATCAGCTTCCGCTTGATAACAAACAGCCTGTAAGCGGCGCTCTTGGAATCATCGTAGCCCTTTACATCCTCCACCACCACTTTGCAGCCGTCCCGGTAAACAAAATCGGCAACATAGGTGCAGGGATGTTCCCAGTTCCCGTCGGCTCTTTTTTGCTTGGGTATCAGCTCAAACGGCACCTGGCAGCGCAAGCCCGTAATCTGGCCCGCTCGTTGCAGCAAATCCAGTTCCCGGAACCTTTCCGCCTCCTTCTCGCTGGCAAAATTCCTTACCGTGCCATCCGGCATCCATACGTCTGTCGGCCTGGCGTGGTACTTGTTTGTTTTTTTCTCCCTGGGCCGCTTCTGCGCTCCCAGCTTTTGCAGCACTTGCCGCTGCGCCCCCGGCCCCAGCCGGGCCAGGTCTGCCGATGTCAGCGCCATCAGCCGTCACCGTCCTTTTGCTTGCCATGGTTGCAATAGATGTAAGTATCCATCATGTGGCACCGTCCATCCGGGCCCCGCAGTTGGGGCAGTAATTCGAGCAAACTGGCAACGTACCTTCGCATTGCGAGCACCGGCAGTAAAATCCGCCATAATCAATCCTTCTCCCATGCACCACCGGCAGTACGTCTGCCGCCGGAAGCTCATTCAGGATACCAACGACGGCCACATACGCCTCCTCACCGGTCATAGCCCGCAGCGCCTTCTGCGTCTCGGAGGAGGTGATCTTCCCCATAGCGCCCGCTCTGCGGATGTATTCCCCTCTCATACCTGCACCCCCTCCGCCATCAGCTTCCGTTTCCGCCGGTAGTAGGCGTTGTCGGCGGCGGCAAGTCCGGGGTTCGCAAGGCGGCGTTGCCTGGCGGCTTCCACCCGCTCCTCCCGGTGGGCGGCGTAGTAACGCCGCCCGCGCTCCCGCTCCCTCTCCGGGTCCCGGTTCTGGTCTTTCAAGCGGCGGCGCTCCTCAGCCTTGCCGTCAAACCAGCCGATATGCTTGTAACTGGCGGCGAAGCAGCCCTCAGAGCAGTAGTAGGTCGTGGCCATCTTCTTCCCGTCCCGGGGCACCTGCCGCACCCAGGGCGTATCCGCCGTGGTCACGATAGATCTCCCACAGGTGCCGCAGGTACGGAAAAGGGTCGCCCGCTTTTCCGCATAAGGCCTCCTGGCGCTCATGCCTTCCCCTCCTTTCCGGCCCGCCTGGGGCCGTATGTGATCTCCCGGATCTCTGGATAGCGCTCCCCGAAGGGAATGAGCGCCTGGTGGTCCCGCAGCAGGTCTAGTAAGAGCCGGTCCAATTTCTCCTGCCAGTAGTCGGCTTCCGTCCCGCCGTCCAGGGCGTCGTGGAACTGGTTGTAGGTCTTGCCCCAGGCATCCGTCAGCCGCTTGATCCGGTCATAGCCGAAGCCGAACTCCTGGTGGAGCGTCACCTGCAGGGTGTCAAGCATGAGCTGCTGGGTCACCCGCTCCGCCGCCTGGACCAGCCTCCGCCGGGTCTCCAGCTGCTGGATGAGGTATGCGGATTGCTTCACCCTTCTGCCTCCAGCTCTCCGCCGCAAGCTCCATAACCCACCAGATCGATCCAGTTATCTGCCTTGCCGTGACCCGTGGCGATACGGGCAATCTTGAAAAGGCACATCATGGCCGCCACATCCTCCGGCAGAATCTGGACTTCCGAGGGCCCGCCGCACCGCGGCTCCAGGCACTTCTCCTGCAGGTAGGTCTCCCAAAACTGCCCGATTACCCCGAAGGACCGTTCCGGGCTGCCATAGTCCTGCTCCCGGTCGCCGCAAACGCATTTCTGGGCGGCTGCCAAAATTTCTTCTCTGGTCATTGTGTCCTCCTAACTTGTCTTCCCGTCCGCAACCACCTGCACCACCCGGACATTCCCAAGCGGTTCCAGCATCATAGCTACGGATTCCTTTGCCGCCATGTAATCGTCTACCCGGTAGACGTCTACCACCACTCGCACATGGTCAACCATCCAGCTCCTCCTTCGAGCCATCCAACCGCAGTGCTGATGCGGCACCGCCAATCATGGCCCGGACATCTGCCGGGAGAGCGGCCATCTCCCGGTCGGCCTTCTGCCGCACCCGGAAATTCCGCTGGAAGTTGGAGGCCACCACGCTATGTACCGTGTCGCTGTCCATCATGGCCCATTCCCGCAGCTGGGAGGGAGACCCCACAAAGCGCCGCACGGCCTCCGGCAGCCGCTCAAACTCCCGGCGGCTATCATAGGCGCTGTTGCGGATGGCGGCAGCCACCAAAGCCCACGCCTCACCCTCGGTCATCTCCTGAGGCGTGGTAATCTGCCGCAGCCGGGCCTTGACTTGCCCGATGGTCGGCGGAAAGCTGGACGCCTCCGCCACGATGAGCGCCTTGACGGCAGCCGCCACCAGGGCAACGTCATCCTCCCGGAACATCTCGGCCCAAAGGCTCAAAATCTGCTTGCGCTCCGCGTCGCTGGACTTGGCGTAGAAGCCAGGATAGGCGGCGTTCAGCACGTTCATGACCATCGAAGTCTCCTGCACTGTCATGTGGCACCCTCCATTTCCTCGCAGATATCAGTCCAGCTCTTCCGTTCTTGCCCCCTTTGGCCGTTTCCGCCCCGCTCCCGACGCCGATTATCTAGAGCGTCCCAGTCCGCCAAACACTTGACGCCCCGCTGCTGCTTGTCCTGCAGGATGCCCCGGATATAGCTCCAGCGGGTAATGCGCTCGTCCAGGGCGATGTCAAAGGCCCTCCGGCAGCAATCCGGTCCCATCGCCTCCACAAAACCCGCCAGCTCGTCCAACGATGCCGGGGAGGCTGCGGCGTTGACCCGGTTGAGATAATCCGCCTGGACCATCGCCACGGCGGAGGAGAACGGAGAAACACCGGCGGCTGCGGCGGGGCTTTTTGTATTACCCCCGCCAGGGGGTAATATTTTTAAACATTCGTTCTCTCCCTCTCCCTCTCCCTCTCTCTCACTCTCCTCCTCTCTCTCCCCCTCTCCCTCTTTCTCCTTGCGGGTTTGTTCCGGTTTGTTATCGGTTTGTTCCTGATTTGTTTTCCGTTTGTTCAGTCGGTTTGCGGCTTTGTTCCTACCGCTGTCCAGCGTGGGACGAATCAAAGTGAAAACAGAATTTGGAACTCCGGATAGGCTCGGAACCTCCTCATCGAGGGCATAGGCGCAGATGGCGAGGACGGCAACCTTGAAATCCTTCGCGGGCAGGGTACGCAGCGCCTCATAGTAGCTCCGGTACCAGGTGAATTGACTTCGCTCCATATCTCGCCTCACTCTCTGTGCTGATGCAGAAACAGCACCTTACTCCATCCCTCTTTGGCGTTGGCGGCAAGCCAGGCTTCCGCCTGCTCCCGGCTCAGGTGGCTCTCCATGCAGCGGCTCTCGTAGGCATACCCGCCTGCCGCCAGCTTCCGGGCCATCCGCTCCTGGATCTCCTCCTCGCCGTAGTTGGCCTCGATGAGGTAGAGGTCGTAGTCCCTGGCCTCCACACCATCCAGGGAGCCGCAGTCCGTAGCATAGAAGACCGCCTCCCGCTGACCGCCCCGATCCGCAAAGATATGCCAGGCGCAGTTGGAGACATCGTGGGGAATGGGCTGCATCTCGAATTGAATATTGCGCCAGGTCCCGCCCAGCCGTCCGTATGAGAGCCGGTAGGCCGTACTTGCCACATCGATCACCCGCTCATGGATGCCCAGGGAACTCAATGGCTGGTGCAGCCAGGGCGGGCAGAGAAAGCGCAGCGCAGGCCGAAGGAAAGCCAGGCGCTTGATGGTCTCCGGGCGGAAGTGGTCCCCGTGGATGTGGGTCAGGACCACCAGGGAGAGGTCCTGACAGACCTCCTCCAGCGCCCCGAAGGGCACGCCGCAGTCCAGAAGAATGGTCCCATCCAGAACCACGGCGTTGCCCTGAGACCCGGTTGCGATCACATTACAGGTCACTCAGGCTCACCTGCTTCGGAGCGCTGTCGGTCCTGCCGTCATCCGGCGTGCCGACCGTTTCAGCGGGGGTCTCTTCCATCACCTCGCCGGTCTTCTCGTCCACGGCGGGCAGGTCAAAATACTGCTCCCGGTCCGCCCGGCCATCCTTCAGGGCCGTATAGACCCCCCGCAGTTTCACAATGCTCTGGCTAGTGAAGGCCTCCGCCTTGCAGCCGATGTACTTTTCCAGGCACTCCAGCGGCACGCCGAAGTCCTCCTGGAACGCCTGGGCCATCTTCCGCACCCGGTCAATCAGAGGCTCCCCGCCGCCCAGAAGCGTTTTTTCACAGGCGTCAACGGCGGCGTCCACCACGTCCCCAGGGATGATCCCCAGGATGCAGGCACGCATCCGCCGGGCGCCCTGGTTTGCCACCATCTCGTAGATGTCCCGAGGATCCGTCAGGGCCTTAGTGCCCTTCTTGGTCTGCCGGACGTGGGGGACTTCAAAAATCTTGGTCTGCCGGACATTGGTCTCCAGATCCCAGCAGTAGGCCATCACCGTGGAGCGGTTGCCCTTCTGCTCCAGTTCCGTGATGCCGAAGTCCAGGTTGCCCCAGTTCTGGGCCATGACCTCCGCCAGGCGGATGGAAGGGCCGGTGACGTTCTCCCCGCCGCGGGGATACTCATAGACTGCCCGCTCCGCCAGACTCCTGCGCTTGCAGGCGTTGAGGATGCGGTTGTGGCTCTCCACCTCGTTCCGAGGGAAGCGCTTTGCCACCACCATCGCCGCCTGGACCTCCTGGGCCTGCCGGGAGATCATCATTTCCGTACTTACCGTCTTCGGGACCATCCCCTCATTGGGGGCATAGTTCTGCTCGTTCATGGCAATTCTCCTCTTCAGTTGTAGTCGTAGCCGTTGCTGTCCAGGAAACTCTTCAGGAGCTTCAGCCGCTCCCGGGTGGCCGTCACGGTGAAGGTGCAGGTCAGGATCTCAACAGCCGCCTTCTCCACCCGCTTGGGGACCGGCGTTACCTCCGGGGTCTCCTGGACGGGCCGGACACAGGCCTCCGCCGCTTCGGCCTTCCGCTGCCGCTCCGCCTCCAACAGCTGGTGCCGCTTGGTCACCAGCTGAATGGCGAAGGTCAGGTCCAGGCACTTCTTGTACTCCACGGCGATCTCGTCCCCATGCTCCATGCCGTCGATGGTGGCCATCGCCTGGGCGCAGCCCTCCACCATCATCCGCAGCTGCTCCATGAGCTTCTTGGGGGTCTTGGCACGGGCCGAGGCCATGTCCACTTTCACGCCGGTCTGCTCATAGGTCAGGAAATCGACCCCGTGGGCGGCGCAGAGCTCCCCAAAGTAGTGCCGCAGATACTCCTCACAGTGTTCCTTGATCTCCCGTTCCGTGGCCTCGATCTTCCCCTTCAGGTCGGCGTCCGCCTGGCGGAAGGGGACCGCCACGCAGTCCCGGTAAACCGCCTCAAAGCGGTCATAGGGCTCCATGATGGCGGCCTTCACTGCCTTCCGCTGGGCCTCCATCTCCGCAAATTCCTGGTTCAGCTCCGCCCGGACGGTCTTCACCGCCGCCAGGGTCTCCGGAGCGCATACCATGCTCATGGCCTGGCCCGTGCGCCGCTCCGTGGCCTCCTTCAGGTCCCGCAGCCGCTCCTCAATGACGGGGAGCTGGACCAGCCGGATCAATCCGCTGTCCTGGGCCGTCTCCCGGCAATCGCAGGTCTCCCCGGCGTCCAGGGACGCCCCGCAGTTCTCACACACCTTCGGTGCTGTCATGTCTTTGTCCTCCTGTTTCGTTCTCAATCCGCCAGATACCGATACTCCCAAACGTCCAGAGTTTCCACACACTTTTCACAGCCAACGACGGCCCCGAATAATCCCCGGTACAGCGTCTCGCACTCCTCGCCGCAGCATGGGCAGCGGGGATTTTCTTCCGGCTCCGGCGGCTCCAATGGCCGCTCGGGGATATCCATGTCAGAAAAGGATCTCACCGGTCACATCCTCGATTCTCCGCCGCAGGCGGTTCAGCTTGCGGATCTCCTCCTCGGTGGTATCGCCGAAAATGAGGGAAAGCTGGTTGAGCATGATGCCCACGTCGGCCATCTCCTCCCGGATATTGGTCACAATCGTGGCAGAATCATCGGCCCGGATGTACTTGGTGAGGGCCTTCGTCAGCTCGCTCATCTCCTCGATGGCCACGATGATCTGCATCTCAGAGCCCCAGGTGTCGATAGCAGCCTCCAGGATCCGGCCTTCCCGCTCCTGGGTCATTTTCATTTCTTCGTTCATTGCTTTTCCTCCTTCAAACTTCTCCCCTGGGCACCCATATGGCCTAATACTTGGACATCCCAGGGCGCTTTGTTAGTTTTCTGCGGCTGATGGAGGAGGTCACCGTCCCCACGGTAACGCCCGCCATCCGGGCCAACTCCTCCATGGAATCCGCCCGCTCGGGAGAGATGGGATCGTTATGCCAGGCGGTCATAGACACCCCCACTGCTCCGCCATAGCTTTGGCAATGCCGGGGAAGGTCTTGCTCCGGTCCTTTGCGCTGAGTTTTAATCCGTCGAGTTTAGTTCTCGTTGTCCGCCCGTGCCCCGTATCCACCCAACGTGCCTTAGGCGTTACTACCTGTGTCGGCTCTAACGGCAGCAGATTTTTAAGCCATAAACACGTCCGTTTAGTGTAGGGATGCCCAAACATGTAAGGTTGGATAATCTGGCTGTACTCCGGCAACTCGCATATGTGCATGGGGGCCGGATTTTTGACGCAAATCATTGGTATATCAGCCCGTAAAATCATCTTGAAAAACTCTGCCGCCTCACGCATATGGTAATATCTCTCTGCATTGATCCATTTTTGCCCGGATGGATCAATACGAATCAGGCGCATACTTCCAGCGGATGTCAGATAAGTACAAGGCGGGTGTGCGATCAGCAAGTCCCATTTGCCGACGTTATGCAACCGTCCGTCCATCGTAGACACTTGCCCCCTCTCGATGGCCTTGAGCGCATCACCTAAGATGTGCCACTCAGGGTGTCCGCCGGAGGGTTCCTGAATGTCGCAGCTATACGCCTCGTGGCCCAGCGACCGGAACGCCTTGCAGACTTCCTGCGATTCCTCGCAGGCAACTAGAACTTTCATCCCCGCCCCTCGATCCTGTCGATGAGCCGGAACACCCAGCTCGTGGCCGTCCCGGCCCCGATAATGACCAGCGCCAGCGTGTATCCATCCATTATGCTTGTCCTCCCATCAGCCGGATCGCCTCCGCCTCCGTGAAATGGAGGACTTGGCTAATCCGGAAAAGTTCCCAGGCGCTCCAACCCTTTTTAAAGCGGTTGCACGTCTGCGTCTCCGACAGGCCGATGGCCTCACCCAGCTCCTTATTGTGGGCTACCTCCTGGCGGGCCATCGCCTCCCGGATCGTCCGGTTTACCATCTTCCGGTAAGTCTCCGGGTTCCTGGAAAACCGATCTAGCTTTGTCCTCGGCATTCCATCAGCTCCTCCACCGATACGCCATACAGCTTCGCCAGCTTCTTGTGGTACTTCCGGGAAATGCCGTTTTTGCCATTTTCCCAGTTAGACACGGCAATGATGGTCACATTGAGCTTCTTTGCGACCTCGCTTTGCATTAGGCCCGCCGCAAGCCTAAGCTCCCTTAATGTCAAGATTTTGTCCCTCCTTCTGCGTTATTAAGAACTTTATCTTGACAAACTTAAAACGCACCGCTATTATGTAAGTGTCAGCCAACAAAATATCGGCTATAGGCCCGCAGAACGGAGAAATCCGAGGGGGGCTTGGTTTTTTGTTGCCTTGATTAAGTTCTGTAAGGCTATTATAGCCGAAGTTTTTCTGGCTGTCAACTGTATAGCCAGAAAATTTCTGGCGCAATTGCATACAAAAAAGCGCCCATGCTTTTGTGCAAAAGTGCGAAAGGTTTGTTTATGGCTGTTACTGTGTATTATGAACGAGGGCAAGTCGTAAAAATTTTGCCTGAACCGGGCGTATCTTACTATGATGTACGAGAGATCATAAACAAAGCAACTTCAATTGTGTCTGATGGCATTTCCTATGATCTAACGGACAGAAATTCTATTTACTCTATTGCAATTCCAGAGTACACATATAAGCACGAAAATAAGCACGCACAAAATTTGGGCGTCACTGGGTATCTGGAATATGTGTTGCGGATGCACGCAGGGTATTTATGGAATATTAACGAATATAATCTTTCCTTAATATGTTTGGGGAAAGCTTGCCAGCTCATGCTTTATTCGACAATCGGTTGGCAAAGAAAAGATTATTATAGAATTGTCAACTACAATATCAATTTAGGGCGCTTCAAAAAAGCACAAGAATGGAAACAATGGATTAAAAAATATACTCCTAGCCCATTAGATTTAGAAAAAGAAGCATTTGAAAATTGTTTAGAATCTGCTTCTTTTTTAGATACTGATTTAGTAGAAGTCGATGGCTTCGGTGGCATGTGTTCTGTTTGCGCCAAATATAGAAATAGGATATATAGTTTATCCGGAAAAACTTGGAAATTCCCTAAATTTCCATCAGATTTTCATTTCGGTTGCAGTTTAAGAATCTCTCCTTTTGTTGATAAAGTTTCGGAGCCAGCTTTTACTTGCAAAAATTATGTCTTGCATAGTTGGCGTCCATTTGTTGATGATAGAACTCCGCTTGAGATCGAAAATTACAAAAAAAGATTAGAGCTTCTGTCGGAATGGGCCGAACCGGAGCCAAATTTAAATCATATTATTTATTATTGGTTTAAGCCAAAGTTTCCAAATGAATTTCCTAAAACGGTTGGCGCTTTTTCGAGAATGAGAAACGCAAATTCTCCCAGATACCAAAAATTAATGCAAATGGTCGAAAGCGCCGGTTACACAATTCCGCAATCGTTAGAAGAAGTCATTGAAATTGACGAAAAGAATAACGCAGGATAATACTATGCCTAGAAAAAATACTGTAAAAGTAAATTACGAAAACCTTAAAAACGCAATTGACCAGCACAAAACATATCGAGGGAACAATACATTATTTTGCTTAGATATGGGGTTTGAGAATCGAACTTCTTGGGTTTCGGACTTAAAAAGAGGAAGAAATCTTCCCTCCCCCGAAGAAGCCGCCCGCATGTGCATCCTCCTAGAAACTACCCCCGAAGAAATCCTGTTGCACGAAGGCGAGACGGATGAAGAAACGGCCAAATGCCTGGAGGATATCCAGAGGGTAAAAGAGCTGGTGGCGGAGCTGCGGAAAGAAGAGCCGGTCCTCATAGGCGCCAGCTTGCCAATCACCAGGGAAGCGTGGGAAGCGGAGGCCGAGAAATGGTCCGACGAGGACCTTCTGAAGGCTATGCGGAAACTCTTGGCGATCCAGGAGGAAAGACGAGAGAAGAATGGAGATTGAGTTGACCCGTGCGGCAAAAAAATCTCTGGCGGCACTCTACAAAGAGTACCGCCAGAGGATAAATGCCGGGATGAAAAAGGCCCAGGCCATTTCTTTTGAGAATTGTTCCGAAGATATCTTGGAAAGCCGGAATGAGCTGAAGACCGCCGGCCTGGTGAAAGCCGATATTTTGGGCAATATTCAGCTCACGGACAAAGCCATCATTTTCATGGAGGGGAAAGCCTGGGACACCATTAAAGGATGGCTTTCATTCGGCGCTCAGTTTATACCCTAATTTGTCCTCGACAAAACGGATAAACTCGTCCCCGGAGAACGCCCTACCGGAATGTACATTCTGGACGCTGAAAGAGACATCGCAGCCATCCGTGTGGAAGGTCAGCTCCTCGCAGCGAAGCGGGAGCCCGTTCACGATCGCATAGGTTTTATCGCCGTCGGAAGCGATGAGGATTTTAGGGTTGGATAATACCATCTTTTTGTAACTCCTTCCATAGTCTGATTTGCTCTTCCTGCGGTAGTTTCGTTACCGCCAGGATAAATTCCTGTCGCAATGATGGCGCAAGCGCCGAAGATCCCGCACACAGCAATTCCTTCAATTTCCCGCCTTCTTCCATCAGTTTATACAATTTGCAATTGCAAGTCAACAACAAGATTCCAATGTGTAATACTATATCGATTGGGGAGCCAATCGCAATTGTGTTCTGATTGGCCCCCCTGCCGCCTGCAACCGGCAGAGGGGCCTTATAGCAGATAGCCACCAAACATCAAACCTACCTGCTATGGCTGCATCATAGCAGGTAAGCGGTTGGCAGAGCAAGCCGAGGCAAAGGCAGAATCTCTCCAGTTATTAAGAATTTGGCAAAATTAGGCTTGGCAGCATCTTCCAGAAACCAGGCAAACGAAAGGAGCGTACCTCATGGAAACCATCCAGGACATTTGCTGGAAGGAGCGAGAAACGCAAAGGAAAACAGCACAAACCATAGCGGACGAATCCGGCATCTCGATCTCGACCGTCAACAACTACTTTTCCAGCGCATCCAAGCAGCCATCCGTATACACCGTCGGGCCCATTTGCAAGAGCCTGGGAGTGTCCCTGGACCGGTATTTTGAGATCGTGCCGAAAGGCGAGGATTTGACGGAGCGGGAGGAAGCCTTACTTACTCAGCAAGTGTGCCATGAGCAAGACATGAACAAGCTGTTAAACGAAGCCATTAAGCACAAGAATCGGGTAATCTTTGCTCTGCTGTTGATTTTTGCCCTGGCGCTGGTGTATGGCATCACTCTGGACATGCTGAACCCAAGCATGGGCCTTTTCAGAGGATAAAAAGAGGAACCGCCTCCGATACCGAAATACCGGAGGCGGCGATCAGGAAGCGGACGCTGATGCAAAGCAATCCGCTCCTCCATTATAGCAAAGTAGGAGGAAAACGCAAGTGAAAATTCCGGAGCCAATAAAGCTACCATCAGGGAAATACCGCATCCAGATCATGGTTGACGGGAAACGAGTTGGAAACACTTTTGATACGGCGGAAGAGGCTCAATTTTGGGCCTCCGGCATCAAAACAAAAATGGTGGAGGCGCAAAAGCCTGTAAGAAGACTTACAGTTGGGGAAGCTGCCGACCGATACATCGAATCCAGAAGCGAGGTTCTTTCCCCGTCCACTATTGCCGGGTATAAACGCATCCGAAAAAATCTGATGAAGGATATTGAGAATATCGTTTTAGCCGATCTCACACAAGAACGGGTGCAGCGCTGGGTAAACAGGCTATCGAGGGAAGGAAAAACGCCGAAGACAATTGCAAACGCACACGGATTTTTGAGCCCAATCCTTGCGGAGTATAAGCCGGAAATGGCCTTACGCACAACCATGCCACAAAAAGTAAAAACGGAAATTGAGATACCGTCCGAGGCCGACGCTGTAGCCATTGCCAACGCATGCAAAGGTACAAAATACGAGCTGCCAATTATGATTGCCATTTGGCTTGGCCTCCGGGCATCCGAGATTATTGGCCTGCGCTGGAATGATATTGATGGTGAGTATCTGCAAATCCGAAGGGCCATTGTGGCCGGGGAAAACGGGCCTGTTGAAAAGGGAGTAAAAACGTATAGCGGCACCAGAAGGGTACACCTTCCGCCCTACCTTTTTGATTTAATCCAGAGGCAGCCGAAGACAAGCGAACACATTGTGAACCTTTCCGGACATGCGCTATATAGTGGCTTTGTCCGCATCTGCGAGAAGGCCAAAGTCAGGCACTACCGATTCCACGATCTGCGGCACTTTAACGCATCCGTCATGCTGGCGGAAGGTATCCCGGATAAGTATGGCATAAAGCGGATGGGCCACGCTACCAACAACATGTTAAAAACCACGTACCAACACACTCTTGCCGAAAAAGAAAAGGCGTTTGATAAAATCATTGACGGGCATTTTGAGGAGTTGTTCGCTCCGAAAGAATAGCCCATTTTCGTGTGCAATTTCGTGTGCAATTTTTCCCTTAAAAATTGATTTTTAATTGCACACGCTAAAATAGACTTGTAAAATTTAAAAGACGCAAGAGCCGCCAAACCCGCATAAAATCAAGAAAAACCGGGGAACCATTGAGATTCCTCGGTTTTTCCTTTGGTGGAGGCGAGGGGAGTTGAACCCCTGCTTAAAACATTTACAAACCGCATAAATTCAACGAAAGAATCGAGTTGTGTGCAATTTCGTGTGCAATTTTGCGGAGTTAAAGTGCCTGAATCTTCCGCATTACGCTGTTGTAAACCCGCTCGTTTACAATGCGTAACGTATCCATCAGCTCATCCACAACCGCCCACGCCTTTGCCGGGTTTTTCCCGGCGACGGCCCGAAGAAAATCAGTATCGCCGTACTCCCCCACGTCGGCGCTTACCGCAACGGTAGGCGCCGCAGAGGAGTACATCACCGGAGCTACTGTGCTTTCGGGCTTTCTTTTGTGCTGGTTTTGGATGATGTAGAGAGCCGCCAGTTTCTCGTAGTTGTTCCAGCTGGATTCTTCCGTTTCTAGGCGGCTGATCCATAGTCGGAGCTCGTTCTCGTCGATCATGGGGTTACACCCCCTCAGCCCTCCATCAGGGACATTGCCCGCCGAAGGGCCTCTTTTACCCGCTCGTCGTCGGTTTCCCGCAGCATATCATTGAGCTGCTCCCGCAAATGCTCTGCCCCGCCAGTGCGGCTATACCTACCGCGGGAATCCCGATGGCGGCCCCGCCAGGAATCGCCGTGGCCGTAGGTGCCTCGAATATCGGCTTCCCAGTCGCCGGTGCCGGAATAGCCCTCGCTTTCCATCATCTCGATCTTGTCGATGTTCTTGATGGTGTCCGTCAGCTTGTGCGCAATTTCGAGATCGCCCGCGCCAAGCTCGCCCTTACGTGCCAGCTCGTCGAGTTCGTCGCACAGCATATTGCGCAGATCATACATTGCTTTCTTGCTCATGTCCATTCTCCTTTCACGCGATTCTCTCAACCGTCAGATTCGAGTTGGCGAAGTTGACGGCCTGAGTGCTGGTGTTTTCCATTGCGACCGTCAGGCAGCAGCCTTTCGGAACGCAAACCTGTGCGGAAACATAAATGTTAAAGTAGTTTTCTACCGCCGCAGGCGTAACAGTTGCCGTTGCACTGGTCAGCGGCTCTCCGTTGATGGCAAGCGCCGCCGTGATGGCCTCGACCGTGCCTCCGGTTGGAATAGCGATGTTGCCGCCAAAGGAGATCCTAAACAGGGCGCGATTTTGATTAGTGAGGCCGCGCAGCGTGACAATGCCTGCGCCCTGGCGATGCACGATACACGGCTTGCTATTGACCGCCGTTTCGGTCAACGGAACGTTCTGCCCTGCGGCTACGCTTACAATATTCGCGTTTGTGTACTCTGCCAAAATAATCAGTCCTTTCTAAAGGGGTCGAAATCGACCCTGTTAAAATACAGCGGCGAGGCAATAGCCCCGCCGCGTTGTCGTAGTATCGGCACGGGGCCGACCATCTCGGTAACGTCACCGATATGGTGACCGAGAAGCTATGCTATGCAGTTGTCAGCAGCCGCATCCCTGATTGCAGCCGCAGCCGCCGTAACCGCTGCCCGCCCACGGGTTACAAGTAATGTAGGCAGGCGAAGGGCACGGACGAAGCTGAGAGATCAGATAGTTGTTCTGCGCAGCCTGAGAAGCGGCAAGGCGCAGCTCCTGATTGGCACTTTCCAGGTCGCGCATCTTGTTCTGCGTCAGGAAGTCAAGGATAGCGCGGCTATTCTGGTTCTGGTTGTCGATGATGTCACGCGCAGCGGTGTTGACCGTGTTGCGGGTGTCGCACGCCTGCGTCGCCATATCGTACCGCACCTGGGCAATAGCCGCCCGGTTCTCGCAGCAGCACTCCTGGTTCTGCATCTGCATGGCGGTGAGCTGCTGCATCAGCGCCGCCTGCTGGTTGCTACGGGACAGCTCGGCCTGTGCAAAGCCGTTTGCCATCGCCATGTTGGTGCCGTTGACAAGCTGCGCCTGCTGGTAAAATCCGTCGCAAAGGCCCTGATTTACGCTGTCGATCTTGCGCTCGACATTGGCAAAGTCAGAGGTCAGAACATAACCGTCCATCACGCCGTTGCCGCCGCCACCGAAGCCGAAGCCGTTACCCCAGCCGCCAAACGCGGCGAAAATGAGAAACAGCACGATCCACCACGCGCCATCGCCGCCCCAGCCGAAGCCGCTACCGTTGCCAGTGTTGGCAGGAGCCACAGGCATAGTCAGCATGGTGCCGTCAGAGGAAAGAGACATAGTATCACTCCTTTTGAAAAAATGTTTATATCAAACCGTGGCCACGATTTTGATTACTTGAAAAGCCCCTGAAATTGGTTCGCCATTGACTGTATCTTGTTCAACTGGTCTTGTGAGATTTTGCCGCTTTGCAGCATCTTCTCCACTTCCGCTTTTGGGTCGCCTTTAAAACTTGCCTTGAACTGCTTGAACTGCTGTAACAGCTGGGGAAAGCCGCCCATCGACCCCGGCATCTGTCCGCCGCCCAACGCATTGAAAAACGGATTGTTACTCATCGTCTTCGTCCTCCTCCACCTTGCGTTTCTTCTTGCCCTTTATTTCGCCCACAAGTGCCGCCAGACGGTCGAACTCCTCGCGGGTGACAAATTCCACGCTTTTCCCCTGCGGCGCTGTACGGGGCGTTTCTGCGCGTTCTACGAGGTCGTAAATCTTGAGCGTCGGCTTGCCGCTTGCATCCGCTTGCTTGAGATACACAGCCGGAGCGGTGGAATCCCACAGCGCCACAGCAGAGTTGGGAGCGATGAGATAGCCTCTTGCCTCCTGCTCGCCGCTTACCCACTGCACGCCGCCCTGCGCCACCGGATTCTGCGGAACGGGCTGCGGAATCTGCGGCTGCATCATCTGCTGCTGCCGCATCTGCATGAGGTTATCGGGCATCGGTTGAGGATAATACGGGTTTTGGTAGTAAGGATTAAATGCCATGTCTATGCCTCCGTTTCTTTTTCCCAGTAGTACAGCGGCACTTCGCCGCCAGAATTCCACGAATCAAAAATCACACCATCCTGTACGCATACCACATGCCCGGATAGCGCCAAAATGTATGTGCCTACCGGTTTTTCCGTTGCAAAATCCGCCACCGTGAAGCAATCCGGGCATGTATCGGGGACGATATGCCGCCGGTAACCCAGCTTGCGGAGGTAAGCGCCCCAGCAAGCGTTTGCATTTGGAAGATCGCCGTCCAAGTACCCCTGGATGCAAAGCGCCAAATACACTTCGCCCCAGTCCTTTCCGGTTGCCTTGCAGATCGCCCGAACGGTGCAATCGGAAACATTGCGCCCGTTGGGGTTTGGGTTAAAGTAGCTATACATGATCCGCCCTAGCGCTATGCATCAGCTCAATGGTTTTTACGTACTGCGCCAGCCCGTCCAGATCGTTGGCGTAAGCAATAATGATGTCCCAGGCCATGCGATCCGTGAAGCCGCAGGCAATAAGGCGATCAAACATTTAACCACCTTCCTTCTTCCCTTATGGTACAAAAAATTCGGGCAGTCAAACTGCCCGGATTCTGCCTGGATTCTGCCGTTGTCAAAGCGCACAAAAACCGCCGCCGGTTTTGTGCAGCTCTACAAACCTCAAAAAATACCCCAAATTGGGGTATAATAATAAATGTAATCAAGAGGGGCAAAGCCCAGGAAGATAAAAAGATGAAGAACACTATGTGGTATGCGGTTATGCGGGACAACGACGATACTGATTGGGGCACCGGCAGCAACAACATGGACGAGGCCATCGAGATGGCCAAGAAGTACCGCGCCGACGGGTACGAGGACGCTTACATCGCCGTGATCGACGACGGAGACGATCCTACTTGCGTGGACGAGATCCGGGATTTTTGAGGAGAAAAGCGACATGTATTTTTGGCGATATGTCAATTTTGATACCGATGAGCAGGACAACTGCTGCGGCGTTTGCGATAGCATCGATTTGGCTCGCAACTGGGCCAAAAAGACTTGGGAGCGGCAATCCGCCAAGAGATCTTGTCGTGTGGAACTCTGCGAGATCGATACTCAGCTACACTCTACAGATTTGGCATATGCCTTACACAACACCGACAGCAAGATCTCTATGCTCGCACAGGTTATAGAGAGATGGGAGCGATGATGGACGATAAATTCAGTGCGCTTTTCAGCGCCGCGCTAAAGACGGATGATCGGGATGAGTATATCTCCGATTGGGCGCTTTCCTCCGAATAGGAAGATGCCGCGGATGCTGAGGTCCCCGATCAGAGGATCAGCGCCCTCGGTGCCCTCTGGGATGTGGCCCACGCCAGTATCCGGGAAATCCGGGCCTATACCGGCCTCACCCGCACAAACTTTGCCCTCCGCTACCTGATCCCGTACCGCTCCGTGGAGAATTGGGAGCGGGGCGACAGCCAGTGCCCGGATTACGTCCGTCTCCTGCTGGCTCAGGTCACTGGCTTCTATCGCCGCCCGGGAGAAAGCCAATAAAAGGAGGCCGTGCCCAAATTGGACACGGCCTCCTCTTATCCCCTGATGTCGTCCGCCAGGTGGGCGTAGGCCCTCCGGCGGAGCTTGTAGAGCCCATCCACGCTGAGGTTGAGCCGGGCGGCAGTCTGCAGGCAGCTGCGGCCCAGGACGTCCACCTCAACGATGCAGGTCTCCTCGTCCGGCGGCAAGCCCGCCGCACGGACCGCCTCCGTGGCCCGGCGTGGGGCCATGCCGGAGAGCAGCGCTCTGATCTCCCGGTGCTGTGCGTCCATTTACTCGCCGGACTTGCAGGACACGGCGCGGCCGTGCGGATGTCGCCATCATCTGGCTTGCCTCCTCTCAAATTGTTAGCCCGTCCAGTCGGCGCGGGCCTCGCGAATGTCGATGTGGGTAAAGCCCTGCTTGGCGTAGATGCCCACGCCGCCCCAGTCAGGCATGATCTCCCGGGCGTAGGCGGCCACCTGGGCCGGGGTCTTGCCGCGGACCACGATGTCCGCCGCCGTGCCGTAGCAGTGCTGGGACTGCGACGCGCCGCCGACCTTGGTATTGTACTGCGGCGTCCGGTAGGCACTGGAGATGGTCACTGGGGCCCCAAAGTGGCTCCGGATGCTCTGCAGCACCATCACCAGCCGGGGCGCCACCAGGACGGCGTCGCTCCCGTCGCCGCAGGCGAACTCGGAAACCTTGAAATTGGTGGACAGCCTCTTGCCGCCGTCCTGGGCCTTGCTGTATGCGTTGATCTCTACCATAGGCTTGCCTCCCTCCGGCTCGTTATCGTTGAGGTATACCAGGATATAGTGCTGCACCCTCCGGGAGCTTGTGATCCGCTGGCCCTGGAAGTCGCACTGGCTGCTGCCGCCGCTGTCCAGCATCACGGCACTGGTCCAGCCTGCCCGGGCCAGATCGTTTCGCAGTCCCTCCGGCGTCCGGGCGGCACCGCTGCCGTCTCGGGAGCAGTAGAGGGCCAGCCGGTCGCCCTTGATGCCGATGGCGCTCCGCCCCCGCTTGCCGCCCTGGCCGGGGTCATAGGTGAGCTTGGCCAAGGCCTTGCCGCTGACAATAAGCGGCGTGCAGGCGATGTAGTTGCGGGCGCTGTCAGGCAGCGCGTCCATGCGGATGTCCGGCCCCTGGTCCCAGGCGTAGCCCGCCACGGTGTAGGCGGGAGACGCCAGGACCTTGCCGTCCGCCTTGAGATGGCAGTTGACGGCCAGGGTGCGCATGTTGTAGAGGGTCCCGTTGAGGCCGTAGTCCGCCCCCGTCTCCCGCATGATCTGGGTCAACGTCCTTCGCCGGGTGTTGACGTACACCTGGATGCGCCCGATCCGGGAGAGCGGCACGGTGACGGCGCTAGGGTTACTCATTGAGCTGCCTCATGGCCTGGTTGGCGCCGGTGGCGGCGAGGCCGGAGACGATGCCGATGGCCGCCGCCGTAATGTAGTCGGTGGCGGGGAAATCCGGCATGATGTACATGGCGGCGATGCCGAGGCCCAGGCCGCAGACGCCGCAGATGATGGGGATCCACTTGCTGTTGATGGCGCTGGCCTTGACGGCCTGCCCGATCAGCAGGCAGATGACGGTGATGGCCGCCACCCCCGTGATGCCCAGAGTGTTGATATCCATACTGTGCTCCTTTCCGCGGGGGTCTCCCCCGCTTACGATTACTCCGTCTCCTCCGTCCAGCCGTACTGACCGGGCTCCCAGATGTTGCCGTCGATGTCCGAGGTCCAGGTCTTGCCGTTGTGCCGCACCCGGTCCCCCTTACTGTAGGCGTTGGTGCTGTCCGGCTGTACCCAGTCCGGCACGGTGTCCGGGTCCGGGATCAGCACCCGGGCGAAGAGCGACGGTGCCGCCTCCGGCGTCCAGCTCTCCTGGCTGCTGTGGGCCTGCAGCACCCGGTAGAGAGTGCCGTTATACCGCACCCGGGTGCCCACGGCGTAGTCCACGCCGGAGCGCCAGGATGGATAAAGGACAGGAACGGACAAGGCCTGTTCATCCGTTGCCGATTCTCTCAATGTCACCAGTGCCGCAAGGATAGCTTCCGCTTCTGCTCTTGTCATTTACAACACCCCCTCAAGCATGGAAAGGAACTCGTCACCGCTGACAGGCTGTTCAGCCGCTTCACCCTCTGCGGCAATGCGCTTATTCACACGCCGCTGGATTTCCTCTTGCCAGTCAGTGGGTACATCGTCAATGGTGATTTCGCCGCTGTAAAGCTGATTGACAAGGGCGGCTTTTTCACGGATTTCCGAGAGCAGAGCGTTGTACTCGGCTTCGGTGATTTCCGTGCCGCCGTAGCCTGTGCCGATGGCAACAATGGTATCGTTTTCGTTGTATTGTGCGTAATATCTCATAGTTCAATCCTAAACCATATATATGTTTTGCCTGCTAACATTTTTGTTGCGCTATCGTATTGGATTTTAAATGATGTATCATCTTCGTAACCATTGTAATCTATCGTTTGTGATATGCTTGAAAGTACAGAAAACCGCTTACTACTATTTACATATACACCACTTCCTCTACGGGCGCTTATCAACGCTCCGATATTATCCGAAGGAGCGGATGCATTAGCTGCAAGAAAGACAAATGGCTGAGAACTAAAGCCAACACTATCGTGAGAAATTGTAATTTCAGAAGTCGGCGTTTCGCTAAATGTTATTTCTCCAGAAATAAATTTTTTGCCACTTATCGTACCACCACCCGCCTCAATGCTCTCGATCAGAGGCGCCATGCCGTCCAGCAGGGTGGCGTCCGGCACGGTGACGCCCTTGCCCTCGATGGCGGCTTTGATGGCCGCCTTCGCGCTCTCGATCCTGGTCACATCGCTTGCAATGCTCATGCTGTCCCCTCCTCAGATCGCCGCCAGCTGCGCCGCCAGACCCTGCATAGCGGCAAGATCGGCGTAGAAGTCTGCCTGTGTGCCAGTGTAGCCCCCGGCCTGGGCCGCCGCATAGGCGCTCTGCCCCGCCGGTCCCGTGGGTCCCTGGGGTCCGGTCTCTCCCTGCGGGCCAGTTCCGCCCTGGGGGCCAGTCTCACCCTGGGGGCCTTGGGGTCCGGTCTCACCCTGCGGCCCCCTGGGTCCGGTCTCACCAGTGGCGCCTGTGTCACCCTTGGGGCCCTGGGGGCCGGTCAGGGCAGCCAGCTGCTCTGGCGTGAAGTCCGCATAGGTGAAACTGTCGCCCCTCTCTCCCTGGGGTCCTCGGGGTCCCTGGGGCCCGGTGTCACCCGTCTCGCCTTTCGGTCCCTGCGGGCCCGTCTCTCCCTGCGGGCCGGTCTCGCCCTGCAGACCTCTGGGGCCGGTGTCGCCGGTGGCGCCCTTGGGGCCGGCGGGTCCCTGAGGCCCCGTCTCACCCTTGGGGCCAGTGGGTCCCGTGGGGCCGGTCGCGCCCTGGGGTCCGGTGGCTGCCACGCCGCTGTCCGAGTAGGTCCCGGTCTGGGCGTCCCAGGTGTACCAGTTGCCGTTGTCCCCGATCTTGCCGGGATGGGAAGAGACCTCCTGCGCCGTCGCCGCAGCATCCTCCGCCGCCTTGGCGGCGTCCTCTGCGGCTTTTTGCGCCTCCTGGGCGTCCTTGGCGCCCTGCTGGGCCGCTGCGGCGTCCTTGCCCGCCTGGTCCAGCCAGCCCTGCTGCACCTCGCCGGGGTCCCCGCAGGCGCAGAGGGAAGGTGCCACCAGCGTCCGCCAAGTCTGGGACTTGGCCAGCGTGTCCCCCACGTAGTAGGAGAGCTGCACGTTGCCCCAGCCGGGCTTGTCCACGTCGGCACTCCGCAGCACCCAGACCGCCGTGTCCTCGTCCTGCGTCACGCCGCAGGGATAGGGCTCCGCGTCCCCCGCCCGCTTGGCGCAGAGGCTCACGGCGCCGTCGCCGTAAGCCGCCCGCCAGGCCCGGAGATCGAAGACCACCTGCCGGGCTACATTCTCACCCTTGCGCCCCAGCGCCAGGTGGACGCCGGGATGGGCATAGATACTCTGCATCGCCGCCTCCTTACCGCAGCACCCTGCGGCCCTTGACGGCGTACCAGTCGCCCTTGAGGCAGACAAAGGCGGGCATCTCGCCGCAGTCGCAGTCCACCAGCTCATCGTCCCGGACCTGCACGGGGTCCAGGGTGCCGGTGCCGGTGTCCAGCAGACCCCAGCCCGCCTCGATCATCTCGGGCGTCAGCTTGGGGCGCTCCGGGTCCACCATGACGGGATGGCCCAGCTCCCGCAGCTTGGCGTTGCACTCCTCCAGGGTGATGCCGCCCTGGGCGTAGGCGTTGATGGTCTCAGTAACCTTGCTCATGCTCTCGCTCCTCTCTCACATCCCGCCGCTGATGAGCCAGGCGGCGAAGGCCCCCACCAGAGCCGCCAGCAGCGTGCTCACGATGCTGTCCCAGCGCTTGCCGGGCCGGGCCGCCAGGCCCTTGACGTCCTCCTTGATCTCCGCCAGGTCCTGCTTGACATGCCCCTGCTCGTTGGCCAGCTCCCGCACGGAGGAGGTCAGCTCCAGCAGGGCTTTCTGGTCTGCCTCCAGCTTCTTGATCCGCCCCTCGTTGCGCCGGGACCGGTCATCTACCTCCTGCAACCGCCGCACATACTCAGTCTCGTTATCCATGGGTCACCTCCTCAAAATTATCGGATCCGCTCGATGCGGACGCATCCCGCGCCGCCGGACCCCGCACCCAGCCAGCCGGTATAGTAGGCGTCGTTGCGGACTGCGGTCGGCTTGCCGCCTCCTCCGCCGTAGCCGCCTCCGCCTCCGGCCCCGGCGTAGTAGCCCGTGGTACTGCCAACATAATACAGACTGCCGCCGGCTCCGCTGCCGGCCCCGCGGCTGCCGGTCCTGCCGTTGCTGGTATGTGTGTTGCCGGACTCGGACAGCGCATATCCGCCATCGCCTCCGTCCCCGCCGAAGAGGCCCGCCCCTCCGGCTGCACTTACCGCCTCGTCGTTCCGCAGGCCTGCCGCTCCGCCGACGGAGCGGAAACTGGCGTCATAGATGCCGTCCGGCGGCGTGACGTCCGGAGTGTCGGTCCCGTTGCTAGGAAATGCCACCACGCCAGAGCCGGTAACGGACCCCGCCGTCTTGCCGCTGCCTCTGGCGGCGGAGATCAAAGCGCTCCCGCCGTAAGAGAGTGTGCTGGCCATATCCGAAATGGTAGCAGTCAGCACCGCTCCCGCCGGGAGATACTTGTCCAGATATCCGCCGCCGCCTGCACCTCCGGGAGCAGGGGTGGAGAGCGGAGCGGAATCATCTCCGTATCCGCCGGCGCCATGCCCGATGGCGATAATGCGGTACCATCCGGCATAGGGGACGGTATAGGTGCCGCTCTCCGTCAGGAGCGCCAGTACCGGGCGGAACTGGGCGGACACGCCGCCCACACTGAGCTGTCCCATCCTCTCACCTCCCGATGGTCACCTGCAGCTTGATAGCCGCAGTGGGCTTGTTGACGACCCTGCAGTAGAGATAGCCGTTTTGGCGGCATCCTACGTATGCCCCCGGCTCCTGCAAACACGCAAACGCCTCGTCGTTGGCCTGGGACCCGCTCTCGCTGCGCACCGGGTCCACCCGTGTCCGGGTGTCATCCGTGGTCAGGAGGCCCGCCACCGCCACGCTCTGGGTGTACCCGCCGGTGACAGCCGTCCATCCGGAGACCGCCAGCGTCGCCTGGATGGGCTTGCGCAGGATCCCCGCCAGGGCCTGGTTAACGGTCGGGTCCCCCGTGAGCCCCAGCTTGCTGGCCGTGGTATCATCCAGCAGATTGGCTTTATTGAGTAAGGTGGGCTTCTGCTCCCATCCGGCATCGTTCAACCCGTTCAGGTCAATAGGCAAGGTTCCTGCCACAAGAGCCGCAGCAAACGCCTCATAGTCAGGATACAGCGTAAGGAAATTCGCTACCGATTTCAAATACCGGCTGTTGCCGGTTGCTTTGATGATTCCGTCTTTCACACTTCACCACATCCAATCTCACTGCACCCCCACCAGGAGGAGAGCATTTTTGTGATGGCGCTGTCCAACTGGGACAGCATCCTTTCGATATCGTTGGCCTTCTCGATCGTCAAGCCATCGCTCTTCCCGGCGGCGGATGGATAGATTCGGACGGGAATCTCCGGCAGACTCGATAGCTCCCCGACAGCACCGCGGATCGCGGAAACGTCCGCCAGGTATTTTTTCAGCTGCGCGACTGTGGGGGCATCAGTAATGGCCCAATTCGTCTTTGGAGTGACATTCAAGGAGTATCCATAGTTCCGCAGCCTATCGCGCAGATACACAATGGCGTTGCCGACACGGTTTAGGTCACTGACGTTATACGCGCCCCGCATTTCGGCCTGCGCCCATTCGATCTTTTCTGCTGCGGTAAGCCCGCTATACCCTTTCGCATGGAGCTCCTGCCACCGCGCAAGATTTGCCGCTGTCCGGTCCGTGATAAGATACATCTGCGTTATCACGGAAACTGCTGTGCTTTGTGCGCTCTCTCCTGCGGAGTTGTACGCAGACACGGTCAGCAGAACTCTCCCGTACACAGTGGGCTGCACCATAACGGTTGTCCTGCCCGGCACCGTTGCCAGGAGTGTCCCATCCTGGTACACCTTGTACCCTTCCGCCCACTTTGCTGCGTCCCAAGCCAGTGTTACGCCGTCCTTGCTTTCTGCGGCGACCATGAGCCCGGTGGGCGCCTTCGGGACCGGCTCCGGGACATCCGCCGTGGAAGCCGTAAACGGGATGTTCGCGTCGCACCAGGCCGCCATGGGCTCATACCCGGCCCCAAAGGCGTCCGTGAGATCCACCAGCATCAAGCCATCAAACCACATGCGCCCGGCGGTGTTGGCATTGTTGTAATCAATGCGCATCTCATATGATCCAGCAGCAAAGCTGCTGCGGTCCGCCACCGCAGAGCAGACATTCCACTGCCCCGCCGGGCCGCTCTGCCCGGCCAGCATCGAGGGCTCCGCAATGGGCCAGTAGATGTCCGTGGACCCCGTGGCCTCCTCCTGGTAGGTCTCCACCCGCACATAGTACTTATGGGTAGGGTCCAACGTCGGCTTTACAACTCCCCCGGAATTGCGCAGAGTATACGTCCGCTCAAACTCAGCCGTATCGCCCGTGATCCGGAGAGAGCTGGCCCCGTACTTGACATGGTCGCTCACGATGTGCACATAGGCCTTCTCCGCCGTCGTCAGCAGCCACGTCCCACTCTCAAAGCTGCCGATGCTGCCCACGAGGTTGGTGATCGTTACGCTCACTTTTACACCCCCAGACTATCGCAGTGTGCGGCGATGGTGTTGGACAGCGTGATCTCCATCCGGATGATGTTTCCGGTGTTGGTTTCGCCCCACGGGTTTGGCAGATTCACGCAGTCGCCAAGCCGCTCCCCGGCCAGAACGACTTTCCCGTTGAAGGTATTTCGCCTCGCGTAATAATCATATACGCGGCGGGCTACCGCCTGACCAATGGCGGGAGATACCAGCGTAGCTCCAGTGACTTCCACGACGTTTTCCTTGTCCGTCGCCGTCACATTGGGGTTTTTGATGCTATACACCTGCGTCGTGTCCTTATACTGCTTTCCGCCGACAGATATCGTGCCGCCGGAATCCTCGGTGTAGGTATGCGCTGTCACCCTGACCTCCGTCACGGCGGATGCGGTGCGTACCGCAGCGCCGGAATAAACCCGGTTTGGGTCGATCTCCGCGGGAGTGGATGAGATCGCGAAAATCCGGATCTTATCCGTTCCGTCGGTTGCGGCGCAGACACCCCATGCGAAAAGCACCTGCTGCAGGGCCTCTTTGCGGGTGCAGGGAGCAATGATCCCGGTTAGGGTGGTATCCGTAACTCCGGAATATTCCACGCCGAAAATTCCGCCCAGGATCTCCGACACAATGGCCTTGGCGGACTTCCCGGAATACACGCCCCCGGAAAATTGGCTGTCACCCAGAACACCGAGGCCATCTTTGCACTCGATATCATAGAGCCTCGCCCCTCGGCGGCTGGAACTTTCGATGTAAAAGACACCTACAAGGTCGCCGTCGCTACGGACTTCCATCGGCTGCTTCAGCTGGAACATATACTCGGCGTCGGACTTGCTGTCCAGCGTCCAGCGGAAAGTAGATGCCGCCAATCGTGCAGACAGCAGGTCTGTTTCCGCCACAATGGAGGCAGTCCGGAATTCCTCTGCGTCGAAATACCGCCAAATGCCGAAAAGAATCCTCTCCAGTTTGGCGTAGTGGTACGGAAGGTTGGTTTTCTTTAGGGTGATCTGAACACCATCATAGGCGGTAACGGCGTTTTCGCAGAAGTAGGTGCTCCTGTCTGGGTAAAAGGTCTTAGTCTCCTTTACCGTCCCGCCCTGCATCCACTGAATGCTCACCTCGCTGCACCATTCGTCCCCAGCGGTATCAAACAGCAGCATGATTCCCATGGAGGAATACTGCTCATCAAACGAGATCTGGATAACGGGCGGGGAGGCAAACGCGCCGTCGGCGGAAGACTGCGCCGAAGACCACAGCGCGATCCGCTGTGTGTCCTTCGGCCACCGTTTGCCGTCCAGCGGCCAGCCGTTGGGCTCGCAGGTGAGAATGGGCTGAGGCGTGATACCGGATGGGAGATTAGCGACCTCAGATGCAGCGTCTGCCCCGGTGGCAACGACAGCTGCATCATCTTCCGCCCCGGGGGCAACGTCCTTGTAGCAGATGATGGTCTTGCTCACGGTTTCACCTGCGCTTCCATGGGGATGAAATTAACCTCGATTTCGCCCCAGTAATTGGCCCCATTCTCTACCTTTTCCAGGTCCTGTGTTGCGCTGGTGTAGTACGCCTCGTAGGAGATGGAGGTCTGTCCATCGGCGGCCTCCAGGAGGACGGAATCGTCCACGCTGTGTTGGTACAGGTAATCCCAGAACTCGTCCAGGCCAGCGTAGTTGTTTCCCCGACGGAAGACGGTGATCTTATGCCCAAGGTAGGTTCCGATGATGTCCCGGATCATCCGGCCCGTCATAGCCCGCCCCGCATTGTCTCCATCCAGAACGTTAAAATTGCGATTGTACTTGGAGATGGCAACCTCAGCGTCGAAGCTGCGGCCGTTGAGTTTGATATATCCCATATCACACCCCCGTAAGGCTCACGCCGATGCGGTTTCCTTCGGCCTTGTTGAGCTGGTACACCACCCGGCCCAGAACGTCCCGGTCAAGCACCAGGACCGCCTCGCTGCTGCCGCTGTAGCCGCTTTCCGCAAGGGCCTGTTTGAATGCCTGCACCATCGTCGCCAGCGGCGTTTCGATGTTCGTACCGCTCCGCTGGTCGCCCAGCACGGCCAAAAACTCCCGGTTGGGCGGGATAACAGCGCCTTGGGCAAGAGCTGGAATCTTATAGTCCGGAATCATCGGGATATTGACGCCGAAGGTCTTCCCCCCGACGCCGGGTACCCAGTCAGGGATGTCGAAACTAATGGAGTTCAGCTTGGAAATGATCCAGTTCAGTGCTTTCGTCGCAACACCAATAATAGCATTGACGATGGAAAGGACCGTGTTCGCAAACCCTTTGACGATGTTAGTCAGCCCGTTGAAGGCCGCATCCATATCTCCGGTAAATACGCTTCCGATGAACTCGGCCAAGCCGGAAAAAATCTGTTTGATTCCCGCGACGAAATCGCCCAGGTTGCCAGTCCATGCCAGAATGGCGGTAACGATGCTTGCGATACCGGCAATTACCAGAGGAATCACGCTTCCTGTCAGAACGAAGAATCCTAGGCCCGTTGCAACGATACCGGCAATCAGCAGCAATGTATTTTTAAGATTTACACCGCTATCAATAATGTCACGAAATGCCGTAACGACCATCGTTGCTCCAGCAACAATAAGCCCGATGCCTGCGCCGACTTTGCCGAAGGTCAGGTAGAGGCCCAGCGCCGCCGCTGCGGCGCCGCCAAGGATCTCGATGAGATTCCCCCAGTCCACGCCGTTGTTCCAGGCGTCGGAAAGTCCGTCCCACAGGAGCATGAGGCCGCCCACGGCAAGGGCAATCCCGGCCAGCTTCTTCGCCACGGTCCCGAGCATCCCAGGAAGGAGCGAGGACAGCTTCCATGCGGCAAGCCCCGCCCCGATGAAGATGACAGCATCGGCGATCTTTTTCAAACGTCCATCCACCTCGTCCATGAAGGAGAAGTCTGGCGCAATTGCGTCCGCAGAAGCACCGCCCCCGGCGCCGGAAGAGCTGGAGGAGAGCTGGTTGATCTCGTCAAACGACGCAAGAGATTTCCCGGCGTCTTTCGCCGCCTTCCCGGTCCCCTTCAGGGCCTTCGTCTGGGCGTTCAGCGCCTTCGCCGATGCCGCCGCACTGGATAGGCTCTTTCCGGAGATGGCCGCCACCAGGCGGGCGATCTGCGTCACAACGGCGGCGATGACCCGGACAAGCAGAGCAAACGCTGGGACAATGACCTGCACAAGGGGCTGCGCCAGGGTGAGAAGCGCCCCCTTGAGCTGCGCCATTGCGGCGGAGGCCTCCTGGTCGCTCTTCACGATCTCCATCAACCAAGTCCGCATACTTCGCAAGGCGGCGGTAATCATGGAAAAGATAAAAACCCGTTTCGCTAGTTTCTCTACACGGCCAAGAAGTTTCTGCATCCGATCATTCGCCCCAGCAACAGCGTCGCTAAAACCATCAGCGCCGGATTCTGCCTCTTGAATTTGAGCGTTAATTTCTTCTGCCCGGTTTTTTGCGCTGTCTAGGTCAATTTCTGCGGCTCGAATATGATCTCCGATGCTCTCAACACTGTTTGCCGTTTTGTTAAACTCCGCCTGCAACAGTCGGACACGGGTCGCCTGGTCTGCGATATCGACCTTTTCATAGGTGCCCTTTGGTGCCGCCCGCATGTCCGCAAGCGCCGCCTTGGCATCATCCAGTTCTCCCGTGATCCGCTGGAGTTTTTCTTCCAGTGGGATTTTTTGAGCACCAAGCCTAGAAATCTTATCGTTTAGATCAGAAATGTTTTTTGCGGCTTTTTTTAATCCGTCGTAAAGACTTTTATTGTCAATTTTTGCTTCAACAACAAAAGATCCATCGGCCATCGTGTCACCTCAAATCCACTCTTGCAGCTGTGTATTTTCCGCCTCGGA